ATGGGGTAAACCCTATATGAATATGTCTGTTGTTCGTTCTTCTGATATAAACAGAACACCTGATATTCGCACCCGTGCTAAATTACCTAATTGGTGTACTGAAGTTACAATTCGTTATATTTATCCTACTTTTAGTCAAAAGGATATTTTATCATTAGTTACCAATGCAGGCACATTATGTGGCTTGGGTGATTGGAGAATTGAAAAAGGTGGTCCTATGGGTGGATACAGAATTGCTTTAACAAAAGAAGACTTTAAATTGTGGGATAAAATTGTTAAAGAAGAAGGTGAAACTTGTCAAAAACTTTCTTTAGAAAATCCAGAAACTGAGGCACATGATAAAACAAGTCTTAGACACTATGAGGATTGGAAAGAAAGAACTCTTGAAAGATCTCCTATTATACAGGACGTTGCATAATATGGCTAAACCTAAAAGATTTGGCAAAAAAGATCGTCAAGAAATAATTAATGACTATCTCAATAAAACAGGCAGGAACAGTTATGTTCCTGCCGAGTTTGTCGAGTGGATTCAAGGTCAACCAAACCACCCTGTTTATAAATTGTTTGTATTCGAAGATGATGCAAAAATGGCTTTGAAACAACGTATTCAAATAGCAAGACAATTTGCTACAGGTTGTAAAATAACTATTAAATATAAACCTGTTCAATCTCAGTCTATTGATGTTGATAGTGGTATAAGTATTCCAGAACCAAAAGTATTAAAGTTTCCTACTTATATATCGCCTATAGATAATAGAGCACAGGGTGGTGGTTATCAAAAGTTTGACTTGGATAATCCTGACACTGTTAGTGAGTTATGTCGTCAAGCCTGTAGAGAACTAAGGGCTTGGGTTAAAAGACATAAAGGTATCTGTGCTATAAAAGAGGTAGATATAGAAAACCTTGAAGAAGTAGCAAATTCTTTAGAAGAACATAGTGTGGAGAGTGAGGCTATATAAGCCTCACTTTTTTAGGCAGTCCTCTTGGGGTATGGCACGTTAATGTTTGTCGAGGTGCGTTGCGTTCTGTTCAGGCTGTTGTGTCGTGTTGAGGAGGGGTCAGATCAGTTAGGATATGTTGCGTTGGGATATGTTAAGTTACGGCAGTTCACTTGAGGCAAGTAGGGGTTTGGTTTGTTTGAATTAAGTTATGTTGGGATTAGTTAAGTTACGGCAGTTCAGCAGGGGTTGGGTTTTCTTGGGTCAGTTAGGATCAGTTAAGGCAGTTGAGTTATGGTGCTGTTCGTTTGGTTCTGTTAAGGCAGTTGAGTTTTATTAGTCTGTGGTTGGGAGGGGTGCGTTGTGGTGCGATCCGTTTAGGCAGTTAAGGTGGAGTTTGGTTATTTATGATACGTTCGGGTAGTTTGAGGTAGGGTGTGCTCCGTTCAGTTTAGTTTTGGCAGTTATTGTTGAGGTGAGGAGAGTTGCGTTGAGTTACTTTGCGTTTCGGTATGGCAGTTATTGTTGGGTGAGGTGAGCTACATTCAGGTCAGTTGCGTTGCGTTGTGGCAGTTGGGGTGAGGTGCGATATTCTATGTAGGGGTGCGATAAGTTCAGGCAGTTGAGTTATGTTCAGGCGATTTTAGGTGCGTTGGTTTCAGGCGAGGTGCGTTATGTTGTGTTACGGCTGTTGAGGCTACCTACGTTTTTGTGTGCTAATTTTTGCTTGGGTGAGTTGTGTTATTGTGAGGTAACTAATTTAATTAAAAGAAAGGAGGCATTATGCTTTTAAGACCATATCAAGAGATTGCTGTTAATTCGGCTATAGATGCTTTGGATAAGCATGGCAATACTGTTGTTGTTGCACCAACGGGTGCAGGCAAAACAATAATGCTTTCTGCTTTGATAGGTAAACGCTGCGAAACCCGAAGAAATGTTCTGGTTCTGCAGCACAGAGATGAGCTGGTTAATCAAAATATGGATAAGTTTAAACGCATAAACCCCAATATATTGACCAGCATTGTTAACGCTGAAGAGAAAGATTGGAATGGAGATGCTGTATTTTCTATGGTGCAGACATTATCCAGACCGAACAATTTAGATAACATGAAAGCTATGGACATGGTAGTCGTTGATGAAAGCCACCATGTGGTAGCTGATACTTACACTCGGATAATTGATCATGCTAAACAAATTAATGACAAAGTTGAAATCGTTGGTTTCACTGCTACGCCTAATCGTGGGGATAAGAAGGGTCTGCGTTCAGTCTTTAGCAACTGCAGCCACCAAATCGAAATATCAACACTCATTCGTGAAGGTTTTCTTGTCACCCCAAGAACCTACGTCATTGACGTGGGTGTACGTTCTGAACTTGAGAATGTTCGGAAAACAGTGGTTGATTTTGATATGGATCAAGTAGCTCGTATTATGAACAAGCGAGCTATCAATCAAAGGGTTGTAAGCGAATGGTTAGATAAAGCACATGATAGAAAGACTGTGGTGTTCTGTTCGACAGTGGCACACGCAGAAGATTTATGCGAGGAGTTTGTAGAAGAAGGTGTTAATGCAAAGATAGTTACAGGGAACACAGACAAAGCCGAGAGACGGGAGATTTTGGAGGATTTGTCAAGTGGGGATACACAGGTTGTAGTCAACGTATCTGTACTAACAGAGGGGTTTGACTCACCTCCTGTATCCTGTATTGTTCTAACACGACCTTGTTCTTACAAATCAACAATGGTTCAGATGATAGGTCGTGGACTACGAACCATTGATCCAGATGAGTATCCAGATATTGTCAAGACAGATTGTGTTGTACTTGACTTTGGTACATCTGTGTTAACACATGGATCACTCGAAGAAGAAGTTAATCTTGAGGGTTCACAATCAGAGTTAAAAGGTGACGCACCAGAAAAGGTTTGTCCAGAGTGTAACTCTGTTGTTCCTTTGAGTGTCAGAGAATGTCCTATGTGTGGTCACGAGTTTGGCAAAGATGATAACTCACAGCTAGAAGAGTTCTCCATGACAGAGGTAGATCTATTAGACAGATCACCTTTCCGTTGGATAGATATATTTGGTACAGGTAAATGTGTCGCAGCGACAGGGTTCAATGGCTTTGCAATGGTTATAGATTTAGATGATCTATCCTGTGGTCTTGTAAAGCGTTCTGGTGGCAGGATAAGAATGATTAGTATAGGAACACGCAAGCAGGCTATCGCATCTGCTGATGACTTTCTCAGAGAGATTGAAGATAGTGACAGTGCAAAGAAAGGTCGTAGATGGCTCAATGAACGTATTAGTGACAGACAGAGAGATATGTTAAGCCGTAATGGTGTAATGGTATCAGGGTTTGACTTCTCTTGGACAAAATACAAAGCGGCGTGTTATTTGAATTATTTGTGGAATAAGGGTAGAGTAGACGATATGATTAGTAATGTGAGGGAGAAACATGAAAAAAGATAACGTAAACTTTCCGTCACATTATACTAAAAGTGAGATTGAATGTATTGATGCAATTAAATCTGCATTAGGCGAAGGCTATGAGTATTATCTGCAAGGTAATATTATTAAATACATTTGGAGATATAGAGATAAAAATGGAGTGGAGGATTTAGAAAAAGCAAAATGGTATCTGGAAAAAATAATAAAAGAGTGTGGAAAGACATGACCCCATGCGTAGAAGTTAAAATGCTTATCAAAACAGATGAGGGAGATATGAATGTAAATTTTTTTACTACTGTAGAGTTACCACATTCGTTACATACTGACGATTTTGATGATTATTTTTGTAACAGTGTGTCACAATCTGTTGATGATATATTGTATAGAATGAAAGAAAACATTAATGCAGGCTGGGCTATTGCATCATATAGAGGTGATGAATTGTTTACGTTTTCATTTTTTAAAGCCAGAGAGGAGGATAGATGGAAGTATCAAACAACAGTCAATCTGGACGATCCGACAATTCATTAAAATCTATTGGTAGTTTGTTTGGTAAGTTTGGTTGGAATACCAGATTATCCGAACTAGACGAAGAAAAGATTTTAGTTTTAATTATGCTTTGTAAAGAAGAGATAGGAGATTTGGAACATGAGTTTAACGAAACTTATTTGGCAGACATCTGGCTCAAATACAAACAGTAATGATATTAGTAAAAAAATACTAGACATCATTGATGACAGTATTCAGGAGCAGAATAAAAAGAAAGAAAAGAGAAGCTATCTAGGTGCTTCATCTTTGGGCGACCCATGTTCAAGAAAGATACAATATCGTTACATGGGTGTAGAACCTGATGTTGAAAATCAATTTAGTTCAAAGGTGTTGCGTATATTTGAGTTTGGTCATGTGATTGAAGATATGGCTCATGGTTGGTTGTACAATGCAGGATTTGATTTAAGAAGCACAGATAAAAGTGGAAAGCAGTATGGTTTTTCAATAGCTGATGATAGGATAAAAGGTCATATAGATGGTGTGATATGTGGTGGGTCTGTTGATATGGCATATCCTGCATTATGGGAATGTAAATCAGCAAATGATAAAAGTTTTAATGAATTTGTTCGGAAAGGGGTTAGCGAGGTAAACCCTATTTATGCAGCTCAAATAGCTCTGTATCAGGCATACATGGATTTAAACAATCCTGCTTTGTTTACAGTGGTTAATAAAAATACTTGTGAAATATATTTTGAGTTAGTTCCGTTCAATAAAATGTTGGCACAGCAAATAAGCGACAAGGCAGTAGACATTTTAAAAGCTGTGGAACATAATGAAATATTGCCACGCATAGCAGTAAATTCGGATTACTTTGCGTGTAAAAGATGCGAGTTTAGAAAAAGATGTTGGGAGTTAGGAAATGAGAGTATTACCATTTAATAGTAGTAAAAGCACTATGACAGCGAAGGAACTGGTTGAATTAATAAGTGATAAAGTTCCAAGACAAGTACAGATTGATGTTCTGAAGAGGACGTTTCCACAGGGTACAACTCGTGGTGATGAATTCTCTATTGGGTCATTACATGGCGAATCGGGTAAGTCATTAAAGATAGATATAAATCCACGCAGTCCATACTTTATGAAGGGTCAGGATTTTAATGGTGGTGTCGGTATCGGTGGTATTGTTAAGATATTGATGGAAGGTCAAGGGTTGCGACTGCCTGAAATCAAAGATATGTTCGCAGACTACATAGATGAAACCCGAAGTTTTGTTCGGGAAGATGCACCAGCGAATCCAGTTAAGCCACAGATAAATCACCAGACACCTTATGATGCAGAATACAAATACTATAACTCTGAT